AAGCGAAGTTCAAGTAGCAGCAGCAGGAGGTAGCACAAGTAGGCACCATCTGCGTAACTATGCTGATAGTCGGTACTGCCGTCACAGCGAAGCTCCTCTTCGGAGGCGTGAGTATCAGTGTTACAGGTGTCACTGGTACTCTGTACGTCAAGAAGAAGTTCCGTTACTTCTACTCTTTCCTTCTTGACAAAGCAAGCGATGAACCTCCACAGTCAACCCGGTTCAATCGCTCCCAGTTTCAGAAAACACCATTTATCGTCCCGACAGCAATCGAGTCACACACACATGGAGATAGTGCTGCAAAGAGAAACGCAGCTACTGTGTTTGCTCGTGATGTCGGGGCGAGGTTAGGAATGGACACTTATTCCTACCAGCGATCCGCAACAGAAGGACGTAATGGCCACGCAGGCTCTAGACTCTATTACTGGGCAAAAGATCTTGACAGTCAACCAAGAGATTTTGCTCCGCCAGAAAACTCACTCATTAGCTACGTGGATGTTGACTATTACCTGGACATGAATACGATCCTAACGGAGAATTTCTGTCCACATGTCCTTTATACCCTACAACCGACGCGTGCATGCTGTTCTGAGGGTGAATTCAGCATGTACTGGAGAGACGATAATACAATCGTCTACCAGGTCAGCGGAGGCGGGGAATACTCCCATGAACTCTATGACTGGAGCCATGATCACGTCATGGTCGTCAAGAGGAATTGGTTTGGGATTCCCTGTGCCGCTGCTGTGTATTTGATCGACAGACGGAAGGTCGATGAATTCCATGTCCTGGTCATGCTAACTCCCATGCGGAGATGGCGAGGTATGTTGCGTACCGCACTAGCAAGATTCTTGCACTCGAAACCTCTCGAACGCTTTCAACCCGTCCAAAACGGTTTTGTCCGTTTCCGCTTGCAAACCAAAGAAGGTATGCAGGTGACCACATCCCGGGTTGGAGCGACACATTCAGTCGTTGTGCCAAGCCATGTTGATGAGAGCATAGCAGCACAAGCAAGATATACCAGCAAGCTAACATTAGCCAATGTTATGTCTTGGCTGAAACACATAGAGAATGACGAGGAAAAGAAACGAGCTGCCACCGTGCTTTATGACTACTACCGCACGGAGAATAGACCACCCC